CCTGCAATTCGTTTGTGGTTATAGTAAGGATGTCCGTACACACTTCCACGCTGCTGGATTGTTGTAATGACCTCATCAAAGAGCTGCTCAGTTTTTGTCATAGTCAAATACTTCGTCAGACTTGGCTTTGGTGTTAGTCAGCCTACGGTGCGAATTCCACCCGTCAGCCCTTCCTTTCCAATAACCATTCTGGAAAGCCGTATTGCGAATTTCATGAATAATCCATGCGCCTATACCCAAACCCATGAATATCCAAGCCAGTTGTAGCATGTCGTCCTTTATTGTCATGTTGCTCCCTTTACCCACAGCGTTCGTGTGGATACAGAAAGTATGACCTAAAGCAAGGACAGGAGGTTAATTAATTTTGGCGTGTTTTATAACGATTAGATAACGCCAATATCCTCAACATCATCGATATGGTCATCAATCGTGCGTTCGATATAGTCTGTTTCACGCCCCATAAGACTTTCCAAGAGCTGTGAAACTGCCATCTTTGTTAATTGGAATGATTTGCACATTCATATTCTTGCCATCCCAGTCCATGATGACTATGCCCATTTGCCAGTTGGCGAGCCCTTTTGTGTAAGAAGCCTTTGCCCTGTTCATAAGGTTGCCTGTTTCAACCCCGTAAAGGGGTCTGTAAGCCCCGTAGAGCCCCTCTGAGTAGGCTGACATACCTAGTCTATGGGTATGACCGCAAACTACGCTCTTACCAGCCTTCTTGGCTAGATTAAGGGCAGTCTGTCCAGCGTTAGGATTCATATTGCCTTCATCGCCATGAGCCAAGATCCAGCCCTTTTCAAATTCAAAAAATGTTTTATGGAAAGTTATGCCCATAGATTCAAAATCCATAAACTTTGCATACTGCAATTCGGGAAGCGAGATCATCCCCGGAACTTTTAATAAAGTGTTATATAGGCGATCAGTATGATTACTGCGGATAATATGAGCCTCTCGGCTGTGTTCTGTGAGATCCCAAAGAATCTCTTGAGTAGCTGTGCGGTCATCATCCAAAGTTTGTTGATAAGCCAAAGGTGTTTTTTCAGCCCAACGGCTAATGGTTTGAAAATCGATCTCATCGCCAACGCATAGAACGCTGTCAAATCTTTCACGCTTCGCCAATTTAATAACATTCTTGACGGCTGTTTCATGATGGTAGGGAATTTGCAAATCACTTATTACTAAGTATCGCTTAATCGTCATCCTCATCGTCAGTTGGATCTATGGAAGGAATGATCCCGCCATCGCCTACGATCCAATCAGGGAAAGTCTTATGCTCGGTCATTAGCCAGAATGCGTGCTCTGGTGTAAATCCTGCTTTACGAGCTGCTTTATAACATTCATGCAATGCGGTGTAATGTTGATCGATCTTTGTTAATGGTTCAGGAGATTGGCGAACGACACGACGATTGATCTTTTTGCGTTTGATAGGTTTTCGAGTGTTCGCCATAAATAAAATTATCGCTTACTAATTAAGACAAACAGATCATCAACACGCTGTTCCAATCGATTAATCTGATCCTTAATTGATGAGCCTCCGTTTGGTTTTAACTCATTCAAATAGGATTTAATAACCCAACGCAGACAGACTAACAAACTTGTTGATATGGCGGATACGCCAACGGCGATACCAACCCATTCGTTTGCTGTCATTTCGCATTGATTCCATAATCAGCTTCTTTGCCGGACTTTGGATCAAGTGCTTTGGCAATAGGTGCAACTAACGCACCAGCAAGGATTGCAAATTCTGGTCTGATGTCAGCAACGATCGCCAATAGGACCGTTATGCCGGAAGCAGCCACAGCTCTTAAATATGACTTAATTGCAGCCTTGTGTTTGTTAGATAGTTTCATGCGTTGCCTCCTAGTAGTGGGATGTTAAAGAACTCTGAATTATTATCTTGATCTTTCTTAAAACTGACATGGATATGGTGCAAGTGTGGATTGCCTTTGTATGATCTCCAACGCCATCCAAGTAATGGGGATGCAATACGGCTTTGATGAATTACATAACTGATGCGACCATTGGATTTCCCGAATGATCGAATTTGATCTGCCAAATATGCAGAAAGCCCTTTGTCGTCAGAAAGCCGAGCGTCAATATCAATTGCTCGCACGCATCCTGTTGCATCTGGATTGTGGTCGCTCTTTCGTGTGCTATGTCTAGCATCACCAATCCACCCATCAGATTTACGCAAACGCTCTGGGAAGCAATCATCAATTTGTTCCCTTAATTGAGCAGCAGATTTTGACAACCAAGGTTTCATCAGAATTTATTAAATTGTTTTATGCAGTAGGTTCTGCAACAGGTTTTGGCGTTGGTAGTAATGCCTCAATCTCTGCCTCAGTTAATCCTAATTTTTGGTATGCAGATATTTTAAGTTGGCGTGCTTCTTCAATTTGTGTCTGATTGTTTAATGTAGCAATTTTATTTGCTTCATATTGTTTGAACTCAGCAGTAGTCATTTCTCTGTCAATAACTTCGTCAGTTTCGGTGTTATGTATTCTTACCATTGGTTTTGTCATTTTAATTTACTCCATATATCTTGACTGTTCCAGTTAAAAAATTTCCACCAGATTGTTCAAATTTAATTGCGCTTACTGCTGTGCTAATTTCTCTGCCAAAATTAGTATTAAAGACAACTGCGTCATTGCCTGAACCTCTAAAATAACCATAACAATAGGCAATTTTCATGTTATTACTGGAATCTGCATATCTAGGAATATAAAGTTGTATTTGATTTGAATTGACATTTCTGTTCCAATTATAGGTGGGTACATGACTATAATTTGTTCCATCACTAGCATTGTTATTTTGATAAGCACCACCTGCCCAATAAATACCAACAGAATAATTGGCAGCACTTGGCGCAGGTGTGCTGATTTGCAATTTTAGATTTCCATTTCCACCATCGTTTGTTATGTTGTATGCCTCAATCAATAAATCTTTATATGAACCGCTTATGCTTGAAATTTCTGTTGATGCGCCTGAAAGAGTTGTGGTTGATAGTAAAGTCATGCCACCACCACCAGCCAAAGTAGTCCAAGCAGGAACTCCACCTGAAACTGCTAAAACTTGTCCAGTTGTTCCAATTCCAAGTCTTGTGTTTGTGTTTGCTGTTGATGAACGATATTCAATATCGCCAAGAGTTGTTGATGGGTTTAAGTTCTTAGTTGTCGTATCAACGGAAGTGCCAAGTGATCGGATCGCAGATGCGCCATCCTTGACTAAAGCTGTATCGTCTGGAGTAGTCCAGCCGTAATTGGTAGTAGTTGCCATTTTTCTCCTATTATCAGGCTACGATTGTAGCGTATTCCCATGTCAAAGTATTGCTTAGAGTGTTCCAACGCTCGCCAATTGGCACAGAATTCCATCTCATAGCCACTTGGCTAAAGCTGACCGGCGATAGATTGATTGTTAGGAATAATTCATTAAACCTAGTGCTCCAACGCCATCCTTCAACATAACCTGAAAACTCGCCATTGCTTATCTGTGCTGGTAAATCTCTAATGTTTAATGGCATACCCATAAATATATTTAGCAGATTATCTCGATCTGAATTGTCAATCTCTGAATTGGTAATTGGAAAGGTTATGCTGTCAAATATAGGTTGTGGAAAGGCTCGAAGGCTAATGTATCGATCAGCAACCTCTTGAGCATCTACGGCTGAATGAATTCTTGAGTTAATCGTTTCGGCTTTGTATCCGTAAAGAGCAATTGAAGCCGCTGATGTAGCAGTTTTTTGTGCGTTGTAGTTATTGCCATAATTAATGTAAATGTCATTTCGAATATCAGCTGACTTTGTAGTTGTTCGTAATCCTGAACCAATAGCATGCGTGGCAGATAAATCAACATAACCATTGGCTATCAAATAAGTCTGTCTATGGTCGGCATCCGCATAACCGATATTTCCTGCATTATCCTCGTAAATATATCCAAATGCGCTATTAGCAATATCTGAAACGATGTTGTAAATGGTATCTGTTGTGTTTGGTTGATGTTGCATTGTGTAAAGCCCGGGACGATCAATTTCGCCAAGCCCTATATTGACAGCGTTTGCCCAAGTTTCTGTTGGGTCATAAGTTGCCCAAGTAGAAGCTGCTGGCACAGCATCCCAAGCCCCAAGCAATACGCTAGAAAGAATCTCATATATCTGTTCGCCATCCTCATCTTGAGGAATGTTGCCATCCCAAATCTCTTTTGCTAATTTGACAATTGATCCCATCGCAAGAATGGTGTATTGAATAACAGCTGCAACTGATCCAGTTCGCCCGACCTCAACAGTAATGTCAGTTATATCTCCACCAAATAAATTTACATAAGTTCCTGCGCTGTTTTTAACTTGTAAACTTAGACTGTCATTTATATCAAAATCAATTGTTTGTCCTGCTAGAGCCACAATTGTGCATTGCAAATAAGATGGGCTTGGTTGTGTGTAAATATCATCTCGACCTGCTTGATGAATTATGTCGCTGATAGTTAAATCTGTGTAATCAACACCTGCAACAGTAAGTTTCCAATCTGGTGTCCAGACTGTCATTATCCGCCCTTTATACCACTATTAAACAGCTGTGGAACTGATCTTGATGCGCTGTCATTTAATACTTTTGCAACGGCTCTTGCAGCACCTTCAGAATCAACAGATTGAACTGAGATGTTGTAGGTGTTGCCACCTGCTTGACCAAAAGGACTGCCAGCAGGATTTAAAGTTCTGCCTGATGCAGTTCCCAAGAATCCCTGACCTGTTAAAGCTGATGGGTTTGGTATGTAGTTTATATCTGCTCCGGTTTTAACTAAATTAACCGCTTGTATTGCTCGATTTGCAAATTCAATTAGTAATCCAACCGCTTCTTTAAGAAATGTAATAAATCCAGCAAGGATGCCAGAAGTTGTTTTAATAACTGTTCCAAATTGAAATGCCCCAGTTTCAGTTGAACTAAATGCAGCATTTAATCCTTCATCACCAGTTAAACCAGCAATAAAATCATTTAACGCTGGAATGCCTGTTTCGTTTAGATAGCCAATAAATTTTTCAACTTGCGGTAATAATGCAACTCCAAGACTTTCTTTTGCTTCATCAAATCCAACTTTTAAACGATCAATTTTTCCTTGAAATGTTTCGGCGTTATCACTAGCTGCTCCACCATAAAGATCGGAAAGTTTTTGTTGTATATCAGTGAATGACATCGTTTTAAGTTCGGTTTGCGATAAACCGATACCCAATCGAGCCAATGCAGTTTCTTGTCCATCGTGAGCCTTGCCTAATGCATTTGCAACAGTTTCTAGATCTTTACCAGATCCCTTGCTCACATCTAAAGCCAACGCAAGTAGTTTTTGCGCCTCGGTAGTTGATTTTGTCGAAACCGCCAATCTCTGCATGGCTGGTCTAAGTTGATCGTCAGAAACACCAGTTGCTAAAGAAGTTTTAAGAATATAATCCTCAGTAGCCTTTATTTGAGCATCAGTTGCACCTGTGGCTTCTCTTAAAGCACTAGCCAATCTAAGTTGTGCTTGTTCATCCTCTATCGCAGCCTTGACCCCATCAACGGCTAATTTAGTGCCATAGGCAACGGCAGCAGCAGCAGCGACCGCAAATGCAGCAGCAGCCTTCTTTCCAAAATCTGCAATCTTACTTGAATTACTTTCAACGGCTTTATCAGCTTCGCCTAACTTCTTTTTTAGATCATCAACATCAGCAAGGATTGATAACTTTAGCGTGCGCGTATCTCTTGCCATCAGACCCATTCCTTAATAATGCGATCGAAAGCCTGTTCCCACTTGTTAATCAATTCAGGCTGAATTCTACGAAGGGTTGGATAGATAAACCATCCACGACTACCTCTGCCTTGCCGTCCTGAATATGCAGGGAA